AAAACTAGTAGCAGCTAAAAAACGTATTAGTATTTTTGGGAGAGGAAAAAAGAGAAGAGGAACAAGACCTGCTGGACCACAACAACAGCAAATTGTTTCAATCTTAAACTCTGTTATTAAAGGATATGTTATAGAGCAGATGAATAAACCTGCACTAGAACAAAGATCGGGTAGATTTGCAGAAAGCGTAAAAATTTTATCTCATCTTCCTAATAATACATTAGTTTATACTTATAGGAAATCGCCTTACCTAGTATTTGATACTTCTCGAGGTAAAGATCCTTGGAACCGCCCAGCAGATCGCAACCCCGGTACCATTATTAATAATGCTATTAATAAGGCTACTATGGACAAGTTTGGTAAAGTTTTTAGAACGGAGGAACGATGACAGAACGTACCTTTTCCACAAGACGATATGCTGTAGTAAACGCCTTAGTAGAAAAAGTAAAAGAAATAAATGGAACAGGTTCATATGTATCTAACTTAAATAGAAACGTATTTAATAAGTTAAAGTTTTATGACGATGTTTCTGACTTTCCCTGCGTTTGTATTACTGCAGGAACAGAAACTCGCCAGTATCAAGCAGGTGGGTATAGAGACAGATTTTTAGATATACGTTTAATGATTTTTGTAAAAGAAGAGAAGCCATTAGAAGCGTGCGAGGCTCTATTAGAAGATATTGAAACTGTAATTGAAACTAATGGCCGACTACAGTACATAGATAGAACTGGAACAACGCAAACTACACACGATATAACGATTCTTTCAATTAGTACAGATGAAGGAACGTTAGACCCCATCTCTATCGGAGAGATGACTATAAGGGTCCATTACTAGGAAACTAGTTAAAGGAGAAGTCTTAAATGGCTATATTTTTAAAACGCGATACTAAAGTGTATCTTGAGAGGTTTTTATCGGATAATACCACTCCTGTAATCTGGGAAATCCCAGTTTTGGATGGTTTTTCGTTCTCTCAAGGTAACACTACTTCAGAAACAGTTTTGAGCGAAATGGAAGATTCTTCTGGAAACTCAAAACGTGGTCGTCGTATGTTTAACGACGCACTAGCTCCAGCAGATTGGTCTTTTTCTACCTATATTAGACCATTTACTTCTACTGGCAGCGACGGAGCTGATACGAATCCTGGTCACCACCACGCTATCGAAGAAGCTCTTTGGGCTAACTTTGTAGGTACAGGTGCTCCAACAGAAGTTACCGGCCCGGCTTATGCTTACACTCATACTAACTTTACTATTGATGGCACTGGCCTAAATATTAATTTTGAGGGATCCAATAAAAGTACACTAGGTACTTTTAATCTTTACTTTGTTATGGGAGCTAATAATGCTGCTTCTGCTAACTATACAGCCGGCTCTACACTAGAAATTTATAAAATGACTGACTGTGTTGTTAATGAAGCAACTATCAACTTTGAGGTTGATGGAATTGCTATGATTGACTGGTCAGGTAACGGTAGTCTGCTTACTACTGCAGCTTCTTTAGACGCTACAAGTGCTATCACAGCTGATATTAGTGCTACAGATAACTTTATTAGAAACAAGCTAACAGCACTAGATGTGACTGCCGACGACGATACCAAGTTCCCAGGTGCGGGCGGTGGTAGTTACAACTTCACCTTAACAGGAGGCTCAATCACGTTTAGCAACAACATTACGTACTTGACCCCAGAGACACTAGGTATTGTTAATCAGCCTATTGGACATATTACAGGGAATAAATCTATTAGTGGAAACTTTACATGTTACGTAAATAGTGGTACTGCAGGGGATTCCGGAGATTTCTTCGATGACCTAACAGCTACAGGTGCTCGTGACGTTATTACTAACAGTTTTGCACTAGTATTTAAAATCGGTGGTAGCGGCAACACTCCTAGAATGGAGATTAGCCTACCTACTGCACACATTGAAATTCCTACAATCCAAAGTGATGATGTTATCGGAGTAGATATGGCTTTCCATGGCCTACCGTCTACTATTACTAGCGATGACGAAGCTACTTTATTATATGTAGGTGCTTAGAAAAAATTAACTTGACAATAAATTTGTCATAGGATAAACTTATAGCATCTGGGTATTCTCAGATGCTATTTTTTTATAAAAGGAGATAAAATGAGTAAACTGTCAGCGTATTTGACAAACAAAGTAGAAGCCTGGATTGAAATGGAAGGCTTTGATGGCTTTGAGGTAAATGTTGCGTACCTCTCTAGAGAAGAACTAAATAAAATTAGACAAGCAACAACCAGAGTTTCGTGGAGCCCAAAAACTAGACAAAAAGAAGAAAATATTGATAGTGAGCTTTTTGTTCGTGAGTTTGTTAAAGCTTGCGTCTTAAACTGGAAAGGCTTTACATTAGATCATGCATCTCGTTTACTACCTCTTGATATTCCAGAAGGCACTGATATGGAACAAGAGATTGAATTTGCTCCAGAAGAAGCCATTGCACTAGCGGCAAATTCTACTACGTTTGATGCTTGGCTAAACGATGTGATTTTTGACCTCGCCAACTTTCAAAGAAAGTGAGATAAAAACTCTTTTTAAATTACTAGATAAGTATCTTAAAGATCTAGATTCTCCAATATCTAAAGAAAAGTATCTTGCTACTGTAGAGCAACTAGGGCAGGAGCCCGACCCCGAAAAAATGCCTTTAGGATTTGAAGATATACCTGAAGATGCACAATTAGCCTTTAATATCTATAACAGACTTGGAAACCGCGTTTACGGTGACGTAGGTTTTGTGGGAAAAGACTTTACCAACCTCCCTATTCTCATCGAAATACATAATATTTTTGATAAAGACCTTTTAATTGACTTACTAAATACAATTGATAGGTACAATATTGACAAAAGTCAAAAACAAATCAAAAAAATGTATGATGATATAAAGAAGAAAAAATGAAGATACGATTAACTGCTCATTTAAATGTAAAATCAGATGGAGTAGAAAAATCTAAAAAGAAGGTAAAAGGTCTAAAAGACGACATGAAATCGGCTGCAGATAATGCAGACCGTATGAATAAGTCTTTAGCAAAAACACGCGTAGCCAAAAGGGCTAGGGAGAGAGCAGGTGTAGGGACTGATTATACTAGGAATCGCAGTGTTACAGGAGCAAGAGATGCTGCAGGTAGAAACTTTAGTGGACTAGCTAGAGGTGGCGGTGGCGGCAGCTTTGTCGGCGCATATGCAGAGATTGCAGCAAACGTGTTTGCTATTACTGCAGCTTTTCAAGCCCTATCTGATGCTGCAAGGGTCGAACAGCTAACTCAAGGCTTAGAGCTTATGGGTGCCCGAGGAGGTATAGCACTAAAAGCGGTAGCAAAAGATCTAAGAGATGTCACAGGCAATGCTATTTCTACGGCAGACTCCATGCGAGCAGTAGCCCAAGCATCCTCGGCTGGTTTAGGCCAAGATGAGATTATTCGACTAGGTAAAGTTGCACGAGGAGCTTCTTTAGCACTTGGTCGTGATTTATCGGAGTCAATGGACAGACTTACACGAGGTGCAATTAAGCTAGAACCAGAACTGCTTGACGAATTAGGTATTATGGTTCGCCTTGATGAAGCGGTAAAAAAGTACGCGGAGGAAAATGATAAAGCAGTTTCTAGCCTTACACAAACAGAACGTAGGCAGGCTTTCCTTAATGCAGTTTTAGAGGAGGGTGAAAGTAAGTTTAGTGAAATAAGTAAGCAAATTGAGACAAATCCTTACGATAGACTTTCCGCTAGTGTAAGAAATGCTGGTACAACATTTTTTAATCTTATAAACGGCCCACTAAAAACTATTGTAGACATATTTGCCAATAATCCTTTTTTACTTATTATTCCTGGTATTGTCTTAGCAGGAAAAGCACTAAAAGGTTTGGGGTTACAATCATTAGATCTTCAAAAGTCTTTTGACACGTCTATGAAAGGCATAAAAAATGCAATAGCAGCTGATAGGCTAAAAGGTATAAACGTAAGCAAAGTTAAAAATGTTCAGCAGCTAAATGAAGCATTTGGAGACGCAGCAAAAAACGCCAAAGGACTCGCAGGAGCGAATATTAGGGTTGCCCAAACATCAGTATTAGTTAGCCTTGGAATACGAAGCATACTTGCAGCAATGGGGCCTATGCTTGCTATAATGGCTGCTTTTTTTGTAGGAGGCTTGCTATTTAATGCGCTAAAGAGCATGATACAAAACTTTCAGGGTATAACTAAAGAAATTATTGCAGCGAGAAAAGAACTTAAAGATTTTAATGATAGTACGGCTAAAACAATACAGCAGTTTGATACTTTATCGGCCGGACAGCAGTTTGATGCTTTAGTAAATAGCTTAAAAGGTGCGAGAAGTGAATTAAAAAACTTACAAGATGCCTATGCAGGAATTACAGCCGAGCAACAAAAGCAAGCTAAACTTCAGAAAGTGATGAGCACTACTACCTACAGGACTAGAGGTGGTTTAGGCGATGAAAGCACCGTCAGAAAAACGCTAGATGATTCATTAAAAGAGTCAGGCATGACTGGAGAAGGAGCCAAGGAAGAAAGAGAATTTGTTGCGCAAACTCTTGTATTATTGGAAAAATTTGCTCCTGAAAGAGCAAAGCAGCTAGACCTTTTGATAGCATCAGGTGCTGAAGCAGAGGAAATACGAGAAAGTTTAGGAGGTCAGCTTGCCTTTTTAGACGGTATAACCGGTAGCTTTGCTAATATTTCACAAATTACTAATGATGTAAATAAGAATATAAAAGACCTACTTCCAAAAGAACTAGAAGATTCTACCACAAAATTATTTGATAACATTAAAGATATTGGTAATAACATAGAACAAGGTGCAAACAGTGCAGAAGCCCTAGCTGATGAATTTATAAAAATGGGCTCTTCTCAATTATCCACAATTTCTGATTTAATTGCTTTAAATAATGACGGTGAAGGCATTTATGGCGGTTCGATTGAAAAGCTAAAAGAAATTGAGGAAATCCAGGAACAAATTAATAAGCTTAATGGGTCAAATAATCTTTTATTGAAAGCTGCGGTACCCGCCTTCGAAAATACTTTGAAGATTCTTAAAGAGCAGCTGGGATTACAAATTTTAAGTGAGCGGGAAGAAGCTAATGCTAGGGCTGAGAGTGCAAGACAAACTAAATTAAAACAATTAGCAGAAAAAGACGTAGTAAAAGCAAAGATACAAAGCTTAGAGCTTACTAAAAAGCAAACTAACTTACAAAATAAGCTAAATGCTACAATTAGAGCAGGTACAGAAACTAGCGGCCCTGAAGCATCTCTTGTGTTTGGGATTTTGGATAAAACAGCGGCTTTAGAAAGTAATGAGTTAATAAGGCAAAGAAAAAATCTTATTGACGAAGAATTAGAAAGCCAAATTGCAATAAAAAGGGAACAAAAAGTAGCCTTAGATAATGAGGAAGATTTAACTGCCTCACAATTGGCAAAAAATAGTGCTATAGAAAACGAAATTACAGAGCTACGAAAGCAGGCAGGGATTAGAAAAAATAATCTAGATCTAGAGCAGCAAATTGCTATACAAGAAATTGAAAATCTTGATAAAAAGCTACAAGGTCTTGCTTCCGGTAATGCAGCCAAAAAAGAAGAGATAGCTCAATCACGAAAAATATTAGCTTTAGAAAAGTCTATTGTTTCAGAAAGACAAAAACTTGCTAGTGCACAGCTGGAAGGCGAGCGCATTGCTGCAGAACAGGCAGCAGGACCAAGAGGTCTTACTGTTCAGCAAGAGGCGGATTTTGCTAAAAAACAGCATAAATTAAAAATCGATAATCTAAACGATGAGCTTGCTTTTCTAGATAGAGAAAAAGATCTAAAGTTTAAAAACTTGATGTTAGAAGCCGATATTAGGCAAATGGAGCTTAAATTCTTAAAAGAACAGGTATTAGCTAGCGACGATATATCGGAGGGTAGAAAAGATTCTATAGTAAGAAGCATTAACAGTATCTCTAGTAGACTTACTGATAATCTTGTTGATATTATACTCTTAGAACAAGACTTGTATAGTGCTAGAAAAGAAACTATAAATCAATTAAAAGATAATGAAGAAGCTGCTAAAGGCCTCATAGCCGACACCCCAGAAGCTCGTTTTACCGAGGCTATGGGAACTCTTCCTCAACCAGGTATATTAGGGCTTACTGGCGAGGCCGAGGCTTTTGTACAAAGAGAGACGCGTGCCTTAGGACCCAATGCTAGTGAAGAAGATGTTAAAAGAATTAGAGATATGGGATTTCAGCTCGAAACTGCTACTATAGCTGCCCAAGGATTTAATGACGTTATGAACTCAGTACAATCCTCACTAGAAGATGCTTTTATGTCCCTAGTAGACGGAACTAAAAGTGCTAAACAAGCTTTCGCAGACATGGCAAAAGCAATACTGGCAGAATTAGCTAGGGTTATTGTAAAACTCTTAGTTGTAAAAACACTGCAAGCTATGGGCCTTCCAATTCCTGGCGCGGGCGGTGGTATCATACCAACACAAAGTGGCGCAGCTGGTGGTATTATAGGTTACGCTAATGGTGGAATAATTACTCCAAGAGATGGCCTATCCGGAGTTGTAAAACAACCTACATATCTAGTTGGAGAAGGTCGTTATAATGAAGCTGTTGTTCCCCTGCCCAATGGTCGTGCAATTCCAGTGCAGATGCATGGAGGCGGAGATTCTCAACAAAATAATGTTACAGTAAATGTTAGTGTTGAAGGTGGACAAACAAGCAGCGAAGGTAATGGAGAAAGAGCACAGAGGCTGGGACAAATGGTTTCTAGTGCTGTACAAAAAGAGCTTATGGCTCAGAAGCAGCCGGGTGGACTGCTTAGCAAGTATGGATAATGGTAGCAGGATTTACAATAGATGGATCAGTTTATCCAGCACAGTCTGGCACTACGATCAGTTTTGATCGTGGTGTCTCCATACAAACTGTCGTACCAAAGCGTGTAGCAAAGTTTGGTGATGGGTACAAAAGCCAGATTCCAGTAGGGTCACTAAAAAGAACTTTTAATGTATCCTTTACAAATAGAGATAATATCGACATTATTGAAACTTACTTTGAACTACTAAACGGAGCAAGTTTTAATATCACAATGAGAGGTGAAACAATCACTGTTATTTGCACTAGCTGGAACAGATCATATCCCCAAGAGGATATAAACACAATAACCGCTACTTTACAGGAGTACTATGATTAGCTTTACTATACCAGCAGGAACATATGAGGGTAGATCAATTAGCGAAACTGTTGTGAAGTTTGATCGCGGCTTTGGAGAGGACACACAGCTAAGACTACATACTAGCTCTATAGGAGATTTGCCACGACAAGAACAAGTAGCGAATGGTATTAATACTAGTGAAGTTACTGTTAAAGGAACTATTAAAGTTCGTGATGAAAGTGATCATCTTGACATAGAGTACTATCTAAGATCTCTAAAAGCAGTTATACCAATAACAGTTACTTATCCCGACACTAGTACAAAAGACTTAATTGTTAATGATTGGCAAGCAACATATCTTAATTCTTTGTACTCTAATTTGCAGTTAAATATGGAGGTTGTATACTAATGTTGCTAGATATTAACAAACAACGAGTCCCATACGATTATCTCGAGTTTTATGAAGTACAAACAGGAACTTCAACATATAGCTACTTCACCAACTATGAATCTAATTTATGGTTTGCAGATAGGGAGGCGCCTTACACTAGACGTGAATATACTGCACTTCCGATTGAATTTAGCGGATTTGAACAGCAAGCAGAGGGAGCGTATGCGAGACCACAGGTAACGTTCAGTAACGTTTTAAGAACTTTA